CGGTTCCCAGGATTTGAAAGCCCCAACCTGCAAGAGTTCATCAACGGCGCAAGCTTCCAAGAGCGCAGCAGGATCGCCGACATCATCGGAAGCAAGGGCATGCAAGAGCAGGGCATGCCAAACGTAAACCGACTTCTTCAGGAAACGGTTGACCCGCTTTACGCAGGGGCAAACCCACGCGACACGCTCTTGTTCATTGAGCCAGACTTTAGCGCCCCGCCCGTCGATCTGTTGGCGGAGGGTTTGCCAGTCCATCCAAGTTATCGCTATGGCATCAGGGGACGCGTCTTCGGCGCGCTTGATCAGAACATCTCGACCTTTGAGATGTTTCCAGATTTCTGGGGCGAGAAGAACGTCAACGCATTCGGCGAGAGCTTCAACAAGGGTGGCCGCCGTGCCTTCGACATGTCGCTGCCGGTCCAAGAGGTCACAGGCAAGCAGGTCGAGAACCTCGAGCGTCTGTTGCAGTCCAGCAGCAATCAGTTCCCAGTTGGATCGGCTATGCGTCTGTCTCCAATCGACACGCGGATCGTCACCAACTCCCTACTGAACAGGTGGAAGCCGACCAACCAGCCAGTCAACACTGGCGGCGCATCTCCGCAGGCATTTGTTGATGCCATCACCAACAGCAAATATCGGCCTGCTCTGACGAACTACACCGCCCAGGACATCAAGGCCGGCGCGAAGTCTGGCGATCTTATCGCGTATCAGCTTGGCGATGACGACGTGTTCTTCGCCATTGACGCAAAGCCCGATTACTCATGGGCCGGCGTTGACATGATACCGGGCGATAAGGCTTTGGTCGGTGTCGTCAGCAATGCGCCCGGCGCGAAAGGGACAGCCGCCCCGAGCGTGATGGCAAAGGCCATCGAGGACGGCGTCACGGTTCTTGACGCCTTCGCTGTGCCGTCAAAGAAGTTTCCTAATGGCTTCCTGCCGACCTACTACAGAAAATTCGGCTTTGAGGAAGCTGGCCGGGTTCCTTTTGACAAGGAAATGTATATATCTGACCACGGAGAGCAGGCGTATAAAGATCTGCTGGAAGCTTGGCGGTCAGACGGATGGGACGAAAGCATGGGCATGCCGCCCGTCATCGTCATGCGGTGGAGTGGGAATGATGCAGACAGAGCAGCAACGGCGGCAGGCATTCGTGGCGCAGGTGCGCCAAGTCATCGGGCCGCGCCTGAAGGACTTATCCCAGAGGCAGAAGGACTTGCTGGACGCGGGGGTGAGCGACCTGTTTCGACAGAACAGGCCGGTGGCGGACGAGGAGTTGCTGGGGGAACTGGAACTGGTGACGGACTTCGTCTCGCCCCAGGGACAGGAGAAGCTGCAAAAGGCATATTGGGACTTACGCCTGAGCAACTCAGAAACCGGGGCATCCCAGAAGACCAAATCCAGCAACTGATGCAGTTGCGTGAACTAGAAAGATGAAGCTCCAGCTAAAGACCCCACGCTGGTCTCTGCCGATCCTGAAGCGCCCCGACGCCCGCTATCTCGGGGCGTACGGTGGCCGAGGCTCAGGCAAGTCGCATTTCTTCGCAGAGATGTTGATTGAGCGCAGCGTCAGCGAAAAGGTTGACGCTGTCTGCGTGCGCGAGGTGCAGAAGTCTCTGGCCCAATCGGTCAAGAAGCTGATTGAGAACAAGATCGAGGAGATGGGCGTCGGCCACATGTTCGAGATCCAGCAGACGCAGATCAAGTCAGCCCAGGGCGGCGTGATCGTATTCCAGGGGATGCAGAACCACACGGCAGACAGCATCAAGTCGTTGGAAGGTTTCGACATCGCGTGGGTGGAAGAAGCGCAGTCGATCAGCCAGTTCTCGCTGGACATCCTGCGCCCGACCATCCGCAAGCCCGCATCGCAGCTTTGGTTCACATGGAACCCGAGATACGACACTGACCCGATCGAGCAGTTGCTGCGTGGGCCTGGAGCGCCTGACAAGACGGTGGTGATCGAGGTCAACTACAGCGACAACCCTTGGTTTCCCGAGGTGCTGCGCGAGGAAATGGAATACGACAAGCGGCGCGATCCAGACAAATACCTGCACGTCTGGAAGGGCGAGTATGTCCGCAACAGCGAAACCCGCGTGTTCAAGAACTGGACCATCGAGGAGTTCGAGGCACCGCCAGACGCCGTGCATCGCCTTGGTGCAGACTGGGGCTTTGCCACCGATCCGACCGTTGGCGTGCGCTGCCACATTATAGGACGGAAGCTATATATTGACCACGAGGCCTACCAGGTCGGCTGCGAGATCGTGGACACGCCGGCTCTGTTTATGACGATCCCCGACGCTGAACGCTGGCCGATGGTGGCCGACAGCGCGCGGCCCGAGACCATCAGCCACATGCGCAAGAACGGCTTCCCGAAGATCCAGCCCGCCGTCAAGGGGCCGAAGTCGGTCGAGGAGGGCGTCGAATGGCTGAAGTCTTTCGACATCGTTGTGCATCCCCGCTGCAAGCACACCATCGATGAATTGACGCTCTACAGCTACAAGACCGACCGCGACACGGGCAGCATTCTCCCGATGCTGGAGGACAAGGAAAACCACGTCATCGACGCTCTGCGCTATGCCTGCGAGGGCGCACGTCGGGCAGGCAAGCAGGAGAAGGCGAAGCCCCGCCTCGTTCCCGTCATGATGCCGATGGCACGGTGATTGATATTCTGTTGGGCCTGTCATATACTGCGGCCCAAATATCCAGCGAAAGGCGCGCACCTTGGCCCGCATGACCAAAGACCAGCGGCTTGCAAACGTCCATGCAGAAGCATTGGCCGAGTTCGATGACATCCAAGGCGTGATGCGCGATGAGCGTTTGCAGTGCCTGGAGGATCGCCGTTTCTACTCCATCGCCGGCGCGCAGTGGGAGGGAAACCTCTATGAGCAATATCTGAACAAGCCCAAGTTCGAGGTGAACAAGGTCCACCTCGCCGTCATGCGGATCATCAACGAATACCGCAACAACCGCATCACGGTTGACTTCGTCAGCAAGGACGGCACCGCCGACGACAAGCTGGCCGACGTGTGCGATGGGCTGTTCCGGGCCGACGAGCAGGACAGCGGCTCCAACGAAGCATACGACAACGCATTCGAGGAGGCCGTCGGTGGCGGCTTCGGTGCGTTCCGCCTGCGTGCCGTCTATGAAGACGAATACGACGAAGAGAACGAAAAGCAGCGCATTCGGATCGAACCGATCTACGACGCTGACAGCACGGTCTTCTTTGATCTGGACGCCAAGCGCCAGGACAAGGCCGACGCGCGGCTCTGCTACGTTCTGACCGCGATGACCCGCGACGCATACCGGGCAGCATGGGATGACGATCCGACCACCTGGCCGAAGGGCATTGAGCAGTGGGCCTTTGACTGGGCCACGCCTGATGTCGTCTATGTGGCCGAGGTCTACCGCGTCGAGGAAGCGTCAGAAACCATCCGCATCTTCCAAACCATCGACGGGCAGGAAGAAAAGTATTCGGAAAAGGACTTCGAGGACGACGAAGAACTTGAGATGATGCTGGAGGCTGTCGGCACCAAAGAGGTCCGCCAGCGCCGCGTCAAGCGCCGCAAGGTGCGCAAGTACATCATGTCAGGCGGCAAGGTGCTGGAAGACAGCGGCTACATCGCCGGCGACCAGATCCCGATTGTCCCGGTCTACGGCAAGCGTTGGTTCGTGGACAACATCGAGCGGTGCATGGGCCACGTCCGTCTGGCCAAGGATGCCCAGCGGCTGAAGAACATGCAGCTTTCCAAGCTGGGCGAGATCAGCGCGCTCTCGACCGTTGAGAAGCCGATCTTCACGCCCGAGCAGGTGGCTGGCCACGAAATGATGTGGTCCGAGGACAACCTGCGGAACTATCCCTATCTGCTGTTGAACACCGTGACCGACGCCAACGGTGGCGAGGTTCTGTCTGGCCCGGTCGGCTACACCAAGCCGCCGCAGATCCCGCCTGCATTGGCTGGCCTGTTGCAGATCACCGAGCAGGACATGAGCGATCTTCTGGGCAAGCCCGACGCTGCCGAGGAGGTCGTCTCCAACGTCAGCGGCAAGGCCGTCGAACTGATCCAGCAGCGCCTGGACATGCAGACCTTCATCTACATGTCGAACATGTCAAAGGCGATCAAGCGTTGCGGCGAGATCTGGCTTTCTATGGCGCGCGACATCCTTGTCGAGCCTGGCCGCAAGATGAAGGCCGTTGGCGTTGGCGGTGAGTTGTCCAGCATTGAGATGGGCAAGCCGATCCTGAACGTCGAAACCGGCGAAGTGGAATATGAAAACGACCTGAGCAACGCCAAGTTCGACGTGGCTGTTGATGTCGGCCCGGCCAGCGCCACCAAGCGCAGCGCCACGGTTCGCGCGCTGTTGGGCATGATCCAGCTTGCGCCAGATCCCGAGACGCAGCAGGTGCTGACATCGATGGCCATGAT